GTGGAGATCTCTCGCCACGAACTGATAATGCAATTGGCGGAGGGTCATCTCTCCGTCGTATTCGGCCATTATCTCGTTGGCCTGTTCGATCACTTTAGCGGTCTTGGCCGCGAATCGTCGTTCTTCATATTGTTCCTTCGCCATGGTTCTCAAGTCGAGCCGAAGCCGTTGCCGCACTTAACTGTATTATTTTTACAAACAGACTCAGATTTAGTAAATAAATAATGATTGATTGATCTATCTCTCTCTCTCTCTCTCTCAGAAAGACGGTCAAGACCGGTTCGGGTTTGGTTAAGGGCCGCGAGCGGTTCGACATCCCTATGGAATGGGTCGTGATAGGCGTTTTGATAGTGATAAACATGGGTTTGACGGTGTGGTTCGGCGTCAAGGCGGCGCAATTATTCCAAGCGGCCATCGCTGATCTGGATGGCAACATCGCAGCGGCTCTCAAGTCGTTGATCGAGCAGGGAATCGGCGACATCGAACCGATCAATCCTGTTCAGGCTGCGATAGCGCATTTCATTACTGAAAGAATGGCAAATGTGGGTGATCCGGCAAAGTCGGTCTTGGTCGAATTACCGCGCGGTGATGGTGGTAAATTCGCCTGATATTTTTTGCCAACCATAAATAACAACCGATTTCCCCCGTTCGATCAATGGCCCGCCGGAAGAAAGCCAAGCGTCGATCTAAACCCGCCTTCAGCATCCTGAACGCATTGGAGGCACTCTCCTATGGATCGCTGCTGACCGAGGGGATCGCAGGAACTAGTATCACCGGCTTCATTTTTGGCGACAAAGATCTGTCGATGGGAACTACCACAACCGGCGACTCATGGAGGCCGTCACAGACACTCACAACGGTCGTCACGGGCGCGGATGAGATCAGCCTCGCCGACATCGTGAGCGAGCCTTCTCTCGCAATTTCGACCATGACCGATAATTTCCAACGCAACATCCTTCCCATGGCGTTAGGGGCTTTCGGAATCTCGATCACATTCCGAGTCGGCCGCCGACTTTTGAGGCGTCCATTGGCCTCAGTCACGAAGAATCTAATCAAGCCCGCGCTTGGTAATGGAATCAGGATGTGAAATTGAATGGCGAATGTGAATACATACGGAACGGTCAAGGATCGCAGAAATAGAATCGTTCCGCTCGCAAACGCGGCCACGACCGAATCGACACTCGATGAGGTTTTGACCGACAGTTCGATTGTGGGATCGGCCCAATCGTTAGGAACGTATGCGGATCAACTCGGCAACTTTCAAGTCGTGGCTGGTGGCATAAGTTTCGAGACAGATGCGACCTTCAATTATGTCCGATCAGCGGGGATCATCAAAGGTGTTCTTCCGATGGGATCGAACAAGGACGGCGGCGCGTCGCCTCTACCTTCGCCAGTGCCCTATCCATTCCGTTTAGCGTCCGGCGATCAACTGATGGTGATGGCGAACCCGATCACATCGAGAGCAGCCTCACTCTCGGTCGCTTGCACGAATGGAGAATATCACGTTTTTAGTGTGACTCCGAGCGGTTCAAACGACTTTCATGAGTTTGTCTCAGTCCTTACCTCGAACGGAATTGGGGAGACACTTCAAGGAAGGGTGGTCAGCCATTTTTATGCCTACTCCGGCAACAACGACGCCGAACTGACTTCAATGGTTAATTTCCTGAATGGATCGGGTGTATCAATCGGAACTATTGGAATGACCAATTCCGGCGCTTCTAATGCCTGCGTCTTTCAACCGAGCGGCGGTATTCCTATCGCACTCAACACTCGCGTCGGGTTCTCAACGGACGGTTGATCGCGTGTCTATCTCGAAGAGAGCGAAGGCTCGATTTGGGCTAATGTCGGCGTCTGAGAAGGCCACAATCAAAAAAGCGGCCAAGACCCTCTTTGACGCTGAATTGATGGGCGCAAAGAGAGCGAAGGAGATCACCCGATGGGCCGAGAAGCGGTGATCGTATGACTCACGCTCTCGGTCGATTCCTCATACGAGAGACGACGATCTCTGCCGGTTCAACGGCTGAAGTCTTCTATCGCGTATTCACGGCGGGAGAGAAGGCAATCTCCCTCTCCAACCTTCAGTATTACGGGGGGGATTCAGGCGAGAATTTACAACTCTTTTTGATACCTGCCAATGTGATGGCGGCGGGCCTGAAGCCGAGCGATGCCCCCGGATCGATTGCGCTAACTCACAACGGACAAATGAACGGCGCAAAGGGTACGGTCGAGTTTCCTTCAACGGTTGTTGGAGAGCCAATGGCGTTTCGTTGGCCTATGACGGTGATCCCTCCCTTCTGTTCTATCGCGGCCAACATGGACGCCTCCAACGCTGCGGCATGGGTGGTCACGATTGGGGGCTTTGAGATCAATGCCTAAGGCGGCTGCCACAGAGGTCATAATTCACCGAATCGAGTTCCAAGAATCTGAGCGTCGATTGCTAGAAGCGGTCACGGCCGCTTATTCCTTTAGGAATGTGAGCAAGGGCATTTTCAACCTCACATCGGATCTCACAACGGTCGTAATTATCCTGATCGTCGTGGAATACATCACCGGAAGAGAGGTTCTAACGGGCGCAGTTTTGGCCGCTCTCTCAACCGGTGAAGGATTGGCCTCGGCACTGGCGGATTCGTGGAATCAATTCAGACAGACGGATGAATATCGCGGGGCTTACGAAGAGCGAGGCTCAAGTGTTCTTGGCGGTCTGTTCAATGTCTTCGAGAACCTCATCGGGGTTTTCACAGGAGAGGCAACTTCGCGGTTTCAGGAACAACAAGGCGGCCGCTGAAATCTCGACCATTGGAAGGTGTGCTCAACGCACGATAGCATGGGGGTTGGTCGTCATGGGTTCGGACGGGTGTTGAAGCGCTTAGGATCGCTCTAACGGCCTATTTCTCGGAATAGGCGCTTGAGCAGACCCACTTTCACTTTCTCGGCCTTGACCGGCTTTGCATTTCCCTTCAGATCGAGATCGCCGAGAGGCATGATGAAGCGGTTGTGATCCTCGGCTTCTTCTCTCAGCCAGTCAAGGACACCTTGTTCGAGAGTCAAGTGGAAAGTCCCGACTTCATCGCGTCGCCATAGGGACGGGATCAGGAGATCCGATTCAACGGTGTTTGCGCTGCCGAGAGCGCGAGCGTTCTTGACTTGGGTGACATGGGATGTCGCGGCGGCCAGCGCCTCAAGAGAGGGTGTGCCAGCGGGCCAGCAGATCCGACAATAGTGGGTTCGCGACGGATGGCAATACGGATCACAATCCGCCCATTCGATCCGGCGGCCCATATGCTCGCCGCTCTCTTCTCGATAGTATAGGTGAAGACACTCCCGAACGAACTTGCTGAAGTTTTTTCCTTCTCGCTTCATTCGGTGAGCGAGCGCCTCGGTTTCAGGGTCAAGGCTGATGCTCGTTATGTTGCTCATTCGACATCACCCCTCAACCTGTGAGTGATCCCGTTCAGCATGGTGGGGCATTGGTCGGATTGAGCCTTCTGAATCTGACTCTCGATGCTTGGCCCTTTGGATAGATCGAACTCCCAATAGACGCCGCAGTATCGGCATGAAAACCTCATTGTTCATCACTTCCGGTCTTGGCCGCTTTTGTGAGAAGTGCGTGATGAGCGCGGCAGTGTGGAGTTTGGCAGCCTGAATTGAGCAGCCAATCTAAGCCCGCCCCGCTACATATCCGAACGAGGAAATCCACCCCACATTCAAAGCAGATAATCCTGATCTCTTCAACCGCCTCGGAATCCCATTCAATCGTCATCGTCGTCACACTCGCAATCCCAAACATATTCATCGCAATATGGGCAGGTCTCCGACTCGTTCTCGTCGTCGTCGTTCTCGACGATCTCAGCCTCAAGGAATGCTTGCACTTCTTCCCATCGCTCACCGAGTTTGACGAGCAGCGTCTTCTGATATTCTTCGCTCTCCTTGACGGCGTTCCATGCGTCCCAATCAATCATCGGCTCGACTTCCTTCCGGATCAGGTCTTGGATCACGGACGGCTTCAGCGCGTCCAACTCCCAAGCGCGATTCGTTCCGGTCGCATCCTTGTATGATTGAAGGCGGCTGCTCGTCGTCTTGGCGAAGGATGGAGGCGGCTTGTATTGGTTGATCTGATCCATCGTTAGGCCGAGCCTGCGGATCTCCACATCCGCGCCGAACTCTTCCAACATCTCGCCAACCTGTTCCGGCATATGCAACCCTTCTGGATCATGGTCGCTGAAGTATAGAATGACGACCTTCTTCCCGTTGTTGATGGCTCGCTTGAATTTGTCAGCCGACTTCTTGATCTCGCTGATCGAGGGATAGCCCTTCGTTGCGAAGTAGTCGAGGTTCAAATCCGCAGCCGGCCCGCTGATAACATCGCTCAACGCATCCTTCTCAAGCCAAATCTCGACCAAGACCGATTGTGACTTCCAATAGTCTTCCGAGTATCGGTATTGGAGATAGGCGGCGGCTTGGCCGGCGTTCCGATAGCCACCCGACCAACCGACGGTTGAGCGCGTTCTGTCTTGCATCAGATCCCAATCAACGAGACCTGCCATTCGTGCGTTCCGGAGGATGTCGCCGAGTTTTTTGTAATTCCTCATTGTGTTCTCGTGGAGATCTCTCGCCACGAACTGATAATGCAATTGGCGGAGGGTCATCTCTCCGTCGTATTCGGCCATTATCTCGTTGGCCTGTTCGATCACTTTAGCGGTCTTGGCCGCGAATCGTCGTTCTTCATATTGTTCCTTCGCCAT